AAGAACAAAAAGTACATATTTAAAATAAAATGTACTAAAAGTTCATATTATATTGATTTTCAAAGAAATAAATTTTCAAGGAATGTGTTTGACTGCTCATTTTTTAATCGGTCACGAAGTAAAATTAGTGTTTTGTGGTGTGTTTTTGAGATTTTTGCGATGCTGATCGCAAGTTTTGGCGGCGACAATTGGTTTAAATTGAGGTTGGTTTATGATGTCCCTGCCGATAAGGAGGGCGAATTATGAAAAAAGAGTTTAAAAAATGGCTAATCTCGCTGAATTGCGAAGGCATCAATAGCTTAGGGATTAATGAGATAGTGTCGCGCGTAGATGAAGAGTTGAGGATTGTGCGCGCTAATGAACAGGAGAGGATTGTGCTAGAGGAGTTGATTGTGGAGTTTAAATGTTAATAAAAAACCGCCTGTTAGGCGGTTTGATTAATAATACTTAGATCGGAATGCTTGATGAATTATACCTACACACTTTAGGTAAGCTTGATCCATATCTGAAAACTGTGCTGAATTCTTTTCAGGTTTCTGCTTATTTATCATCTCTACATTTAGAGTGCAGTACATGTACATGTTAGATAATGGTGTGTCTATATTTTCTTTGATAATTTCTCGGTCATTTTTTAAAGTGTGAATTAGAAAATTAGCTACGTTAAACTTTGAAGATAAAGTTGCTACATAAATGTGTGATGTAGGGCGGTTTTTATTATTATCTAAGAAAAAATGAGCGGCTTGCTCTTGCATATCCTTTAGTACGAAAAGCAATTCGTCAATCAACATTTTATCTTCATTTCGATTAGCAAAGTCCACAGCAGTCTTGTAACTTAGCCAAATACCATAAACGCTAGCAACAAGCGCTATAAATGCAATGATATCTGAGCCTGTCATTATTCTGCCTGTTTTAATCTATCTTGTTCTTCTTCCTCTAAAAAATTTTTAATTTGAATTTCATAAAAAGGAAAATCGCTAATAATATTAAGCTTTTGTAAGATGGAGCTTAATGTCATTGATTCATAACGAATTAATCCACCGAATGCTTCATGCAAGAATGATGAGCCAGGAGGTGCGATATCATTGAAATCAATATCGACCTGCTCACCTGAGGCAAAAGCAGGTTTTAACTTTTGTATTCGAAAACGTTGGCCGTTGAAAGCTCCATCCTCATCCGTGCGTCCGTATGGAGTTTTAGAAAAATCAGCAACTTTAATTAGCATTTATTTATCCTCAAGGAGAGTTAGTGTCCAAGCGACGAGTGTTCCTTTTATTGGCATTTGCACTTGACTTGTGATACATACATCAGAAATTGTACCATTGTTATAATAGTATTGGTAAATTAGATTATCAGTATAGACGGTAAGACTCTCATTTTCAACAGCTCCACTTATTACTTGCTTGATATTTTCAGACCCTTTTCCTCGTTTCATATTATTATACCGAGTAAATCCTTCTGTCATTGCTTGCTTAAGACGTTTTTTATCATCAAGACTGTTTTCCTGATAACTTCCTAAAATGCCACATCCAAGATCATATATTAAAAAAACAAACATTCTCTTACTTTGTTGATACCAGCTACATTGATACCATCTTCCTTGGCCAATCTTATTCTGTAATGCTCTGCTTTTAATATACGCGTGATTTCTAACATTAAGTATTGCCTCACTAACACCTTGATGTAAAAGAAATTTCTGTCCTGAGCTCATTTCTTCTCTTGAAATCATTTCCCAATTATTTAGCATCATGCCGACAAGTCGATTAGCATCACCAGACTGATAAAAATTATTTCTTGATGTCAGCTCAATAATATCCAGCTCGCTTGATGCTTCTATTGCTTTATTTAAACCAGTGGAAATGAAAAGCATATAACCAGATGGGTTTTGCTCTTTGACTGGATAAATAATTGTTAGCTTAGAACGACACCTCTTATAATTATTGCGGCACCTAATTGAATGAATCTGACCAAATAGAATCAATGTACTTTCGGCATAAGCCTCAATCGTTTGTCTGAAATCTATGACTAAATCTCTCCCTTTTGAGAAATTTTCTTCAAGTTGATTTATAAAGGAAATGCTTTCCTCTCTACTAATTGGATCATTCTCTGAAAGTGTAAATATAATTGGGCAAATAATAGTTATTTCAGGCATATTTCATTACCTAATGACAGAATTTTTACAATCGGTTTCAATCTTGCCACGCTATAACGTTTCGACACGCTCTCTTGCCACGCCAATAATGCGAATTTCATGGTTGAGCGAGCTTAATATTGGAAACATCGGATTGAGCGGAACAAGCTCAAAGTGCGGTATGCCTTCCGGTGTTCTTGTACCAAGTTCTTTGTATTGCTTAAACGTTGCCTCGTTGTCTCCATTGATTGCTGCCACGAATTTCCCAGGAGTAGGCAAAATGTCAGGATCGATTAAAACTAAATCGCCCTCATTAAAACGAGGGAGCATAGATTTTCCTTCAATTCGTAAATAAAACGAATTTTCAGAGGCGATCACTGTGCTTGGGATCATCTCGTAACCGTCAAAGCCCTCAAGAGAGCTGATATCCGTCCATAATCCAGCTTGGACTGCACTTAATAAAGGGTAGGCTTTCTGTTTTTCGATTTTCTCAATAGAGGCATTCTTATCGCCATAAGTTAGCCATTCTTTTGTTACACCTAAAAAATCAGACAATACATAAATATTTGCTTGAGTTGGCAGTGTCTCGGCATTGAACCATTTGCTCACTGCCTTTGGCGTTATTTTCAGTATATCTGCAATGATTTTCCCCCTGCCTTTTTCTGGCAAGTTCTTTCTCTTACATGCAATGTCTAGCCGTGCGGCAAAGTCCTGTTTAATTTTTTCTTCAGTAATCATTTTTTCACCTTTGAACCATTAGTTCAATTATAAATAAAACTTGAAGTACTTTCAGTTCTTCTTTATAATGTACTTTAAGTTCATTTAAAGAGGTTATATATGAAAAGCTTAAAATACATTATTGACTCTTTGGGTGCAGCTAAAGTAGCAGATTTATGCGGTATTTCTGTGCGTGCAGTTTACAAATGGCGCGCATCAAATTCTCTACCAAGAACTGAATATACAGGTGAGACCAGATATTCAGAGATTCTATCTCAAGCCTTGGAAAACGGTATTTCTGCGGAAGAGATTAGAAACTTTAGTAATCCCATTAAGTCAGGTTCTGCGCTTAGCGCATGAATTTAATTTATCAATAGGTAAGCGCAATGGCACGCAATGAATTAAGCAAAGACGCAATGAAGATTGCAGATTTAATCTACAAGAAATCGTCCGAAAAGACGAACAGGGAGATAGCAGAAAAGATTGGGATTGATCCAAGTAACCTTGGCAGATTCCAAACTAACTATCTAGAAATGGTGTGTGCTTATCTCGATGAAATTGGGTTAAGCGTACACGTAAAAGGGGAGTCTTGCGTTATTCCGCAAGATGAACACAAGGCTTTAATCACTTTGGCAAAGAAAGCGATTGAAGAAATGGGGCAATAAAAAACCTCTGCGGTAACAGAGGTTAGTAATCAATCAATACGTACAGGAGTATTAAAAGATGGAACTATTATCACCGATGATGAGAAAAAACTCAAGTGTTTTGACAATGAGCAGTAGAGAGATTGCTGATTTAGTTGAATCTCGACACGATTCAGTGAAAAGAACCATTGAACGCTTACAAGACAAGGGATTGATTCAACTTCCACCAATGGTGGAAGTTAAAAATCATCTAGGTCAAGTCGTCACAGAATACCAATTAATTAAACGTGATAGCTATGTGGTGGTTGCTCAATTATCACCAGAATTCACAGCTCGATTAGTTGATCGCTGGCAAGAGTTAGAAAATCAACAAATGCCGCAAATCCCTCAAACATTATCAGAGGCTTTGAGATTGGCAGCAGACCAAGCGGAGCAAATCGAAAGACAAAACCTACTACTTGAACAGCAACGCCCTAAAGTGGAATTTGTTCAACGTTATGTAGAAGTTGGAACAACTAAATCACTTCGTGAAACAGCGAAAATCCTAAGAGTTCCAGAAAGAGCGATGATTGATTGCTTAGTTGGTGACGGGCTTTTGTTTAGACAATCTGGAAACTTGTTGCCTTATCAAAAATACCACGCCAAAGGCTTATTTGATGTGAAAACTGGCACAACAGAATACGGCCACAATTACACTCAAACACGAGTTACCAGTAAAGGAATTGAATATATCGCATCTCGCTATGCTTCGGAGTTGATGTAATGTTAGATCAAGATGTAAGAGGGTTTATTTTCCCTAACTCAATCATTGATGAGTTACTTCCAGAGTTGTCACATTCAGAATTGAAATGTTACTTGTGTGTATTGCGCAAAACTAAAGGCTGGAACAAAGAAGAAGATGCTATTTCTGTTAGTCAGTTTATGAAAGTTACAGGGTTAAGCAACAAAGCTGTAATTTCAGCTTGTGAGAGCCTTGTAGAGCGTGAAATTTTAGAGCGTAAATCAGGCGATAGAAATACTGGAATTTACTCAATCAAAACATACAAAACAACGACTAGTGAAAAAAGTTCACTAGTGAAAAATTTTCCAGCGACTAGTGAAAAAAGTTCACCAGTCACTAGTGAAAAAAGTTCACACACAATAAACAATATTAAAAACAATATACAAAATATAACCCCTTTATCCCCTTACGGGGAATCTGCTAACGCAGAGCATACGGAAGTCGGTGGTGCGGACAAGCCGCACACTGGCAAAAAACAAAATTCAATCAAGGTTAATTATTCAGCAGTAGCAGAAACATACAATGCCTTGGTGAAAGAATTAGATTCAAATCTACCACTAATCGCTAATCCATCACAGTTAAGTGATAAGCGCAAGAAAGCGATTAAAAAGCTTGCTCAAGTGTTTATTAAACGATTTGAAATTGAGTCTGATGTAGAGTCCGCGCTTGGTGAATATTTCAAAGACTTCTTAAAGTCCGCCACGAATTTCTACTTTGGTGAAAACAATCGAGGCTGGAAAGCAGATTTTGAATACATCTTGAGAGAGACAACACTGGATAAAGTTTTAGAGGGGAATTGGTAATGGTAACGCAAGATAATAACTACAACCTAGAATACGGACTAATCAGCTCAATGCTAGCGACAGGATTAACCGCTCAAGCTCGTGAAGTGATTAGTTGGTTAGAGCCTGAAATGTTCGCAACATACAATCTAGGTGCTTTATACGCAAACATTCGTAAACAAGCTCGTAAACACGATTTAATCGACTTCTTGCTGTTATCTCAAGACTATGGCGAAAACCTAGCAACGTTAGCGGAAATGGCAAATAAAGCGACTTATGGCGGAAATCTTTTAGGTTATGCGAAAAAAATCCATTCTTCTTGGGTAAATCGTTCAGCTCAACAAACTATGCTTAAACTTGCTGGCGAAATGTCACAAGCTCGCAATGAAAGCCAGGTGAATGAATTAACTCAAAAAGCGTTAAATCAAATTCAAAAACTCCTTGTCAGCAAAACAGAGATTAAACCTGTGGCAATGGGTGAATTGATGGATTCTTACATTGATGTACTGGAAAAACGTTCACAAAGCGATTTTAAAGAGCGTTTACTTTACACAGGTATTGAGGCGGTGGATAACATTCTAGGCGGCATCAATTCTACTGACATCGTAGTGGTTGCAGGTCGTCCTGGTACAGGCAAAACAGAATTCAGCCTAACGCTTACACGAAACATCACTAAGAACAACGGTTCAGTATTATTTTTCAGCCTTGAAATGGGAAATTTCCAATTAATTGACCGCTTACTAAGTGCGACTGGTGGTGTTGGTGTTAAAAAACTCCGTAATCCTCAAGATTTAGATGATTTAGATTACAACCGTTTAACCAATGCAATCAGTGATATTCGTGAGCAAAAAATCTATTTCGTTGACCGTGGCGGTTTATCAGCAGATGAAATTTGTGCGATTACAGAAAGACACTTGAGCGAAGTAGGCAGTCTATCCGCAATCGTGATTGATTATTTAGGCTTAATGGATCACAAACAAGCAAATAACATCAACTTAACCCAAGCTATCGCAAACTCAATGAGCAAGCTCAAAACATTTAGCAAGAATTTTAATATCCCGATTATTTTACTTTGTCAGCTCAATCGTGAAGTGGATAGTCGAGCAGTTAAACGCCCAGCAAACTCTGATTTAAGAGATTCAGGCTCAATCGAGCAAGACGCCAGCCAAATCATTATGCTTTACCGTGAGGGTGCATACAAGGCTAATACAGATAATCCGTATTCAGAGGCAATTATCACCAAAAACCGCTTTGGCGAATTAGGCACTGCCTATATGAGATTTGACAAAGGTCATTTTGTTGACTGCGACCAAGCAAAAGCCTATCAAGATTTAAACGAAAAACCGCAACAAGCACCGAAAAGCTATGCGAAAAGTTATGGTAAAGGGGCGATTCAGTAATGGACAAGAAACAATTCTTTCTACGCTCAAACCAAGTGCGGTTGAATTGCATCGAATTCATCAAAGAACTGCCAACGGACGACAAAAAACCGTTGGTGGTAAAAATCCAACCAATGACACGCTCACTTGAACAGAACAGTAAATTACACGCACTACTAAGCGATATATCCAAACAGTGCGAATTTAACGGGAAGAAAAGAGATATCGACACTTGGAAAATGATTATGGTATCGGCTCACAAAATCGCAACAGGTGGGCAGGCTGAAATGGTAATTGGATTAGAGGGTGAAGTAATTAATCTACGAGAAAGCACAGCTCAAATGAGCGTAAAGCGATTGGCAAGTCTTATCGAATACACAACCGCATGGGGCGTTGAGAATGGTGTTAAGTTTAACGATGCGTGGAGATTTTAAATGAGAGAAGAAATAGCCTTGGCAGTAGTTCTTTTCGTGGTTGTGTTTGTGATTATTTGTTTTATTGAGGGTGCGGACGATGAATGAGAAAGAGTTGAAGATTTTAATTATAGCTTATGCCTGTGTTGTTATAGGGACAATCTTAATCACTGGTAAATGGTGGTAGATATGAGTAAACCTAAGGAAACCAAATGCAAAGTATGCGGTTGTTACTTTGTCAAAACAATAAGCTCAATGCAAAAGGTATGCTCGCCTAAATGTGCGATTATCCTTTCAAAAGAGCAAGCAAAAAAGAAACGAGAGAAAGCAGAAAAAGCTCAATTAAAAGAGCGGAAAAAAAAACTACTAGAAAACGATAGAGGTCATTGGCTGAAAGCACTCCAAAAAGAAGTGAATAAGTTTATCCGATTAAGAGACAAGGGTCAGCCTTGTATTGCTTGCGGTGCAGTATGGAAACCTAGTTTTCAAGCCTCACACTTTATTCCACAAGGCAGAAGTTCATTCCTAAGATTTGACGAGAGAAACATTCATTCTGGCTGTATTAGATGCAATCTCTTTGTAGGCGGCGGAAATATACACGGATATAGACCAAGACTAGTTGAGAAGATTGGCGAACAAGAAGTTCAGTGGTTAGAAGAAAATCAACATCGAATTAAGAAATGGGAAATATCCGAGCTTAAAGAATTAATCAATGTTTACAGAGCGAAAATTAAGGAACTAGAGAATGAATAAATTCAGCGAACTACCAGAACTAGATTATGACCAAGTGCAATTCGTTGATAACAGAATGTATTCTTGGGGTGGCTGGATTAACAGCGGAAGATTGGATAAACCAGAGCTAAACATTCTCTATAAGCTTATGAAAAGCGTAGAGCCTAGAGATGAGCCAAGCAGTGCAATTTGCGATGATGAGTTAGGAATGATGATTAGTGAACAGATTGAAATGTTCTTCAAGAAATACGATGAGCGGATGCATTTTATTCTTTTCTCGTATTACGTTCACAAATCAACATCAAACAAGATTGCAGTGAAGTTAAGAGAGCGTGAAGAACCTCAATATATGCAGCCTTGCAATGGTAAACGAGACATTAGAATTCCTTGCCTAAAAACCTGTAAGCGTAGAGTGGAAAAAGATTTAGCCTTAATGAAAGCGATTATCTACGACATTCTAATCAAGATTGAAGTTAAATTAGCAATAGAGAGCGAGAAAAGAAAAAATATTAAAAAAATTCGATTTATATATTGACATACTTGTCAACTTGTCCTATCATATTCATATACGGTGGTCGTAGTGTAAGTATCGAACACCGAAATAAATTCAACAACACCCTGATCGGAAACGGTCGGGGTTTTTTATTGCACGAAATTTATGAGTAACCAATGCAAGATAACGGATCGCCTAACAATGGCATTGACATCATAGCAACGGTTATTTCTCTCGCATTTTCAGGTTTAGGCGGTGTGGTTAAG